TGTCTTGCCCATAAACCTCTTCTATTTCATCAAGACTCATCCACTTACTTTCAAATATCTCATTCCAAGTTGTTGGATCGTAATGTTTTGCATCTGGGTCTATAAGAATATCTAACGGGTCTTTGGCTTCTATTTTTACTTCGCCTTGTATGTGATCTGAAAAATCCATACGGACGTCAAAGTATCCTCTGTCTTGGATAAGACCATCAGAGAAAACTTGGTTTTCAGTCCACTCCAATTTGTTATTGTCTGCTATTTGTGCATAAACTTTAGTAAGGACGTCTGCAATATCTTGATTACCACCACCCCTAGGTTTGAATCTTATGTCTGCTTTTTTAGTGCTTTGCTCTCCTAGAACTGCGTTGATGGTAGGTAGTATGGTATTTATAGTGAGTGCTGGTCTACCTTGATCGTCGAGTTGTTGCATATCAAACTCGTCCCACTGGTCGCCCCTGTAATACATGTCACATTTTTTAGCCATGTGTATATATTCTTCGTGGCCATTATCCCTAGCACGGGAGTATGCGTCCCATTGTTGTTTGGCTAAAGTCAATTCCTCTGCTTTATTGAGGTTCTTTTTTATTTTCTTATTCTTATATGCCATATTACGCACTCATCGCTGATTTCTTTTTCGTGCTTTTCGCTATATATCTTAACCTATCTCGCCACGAAGGTATATGTTCGGGTGCTTCATAAAAAGTAGAGTACTCTGCCATCATAAGACCCACCCAAGCCAAAGCATCCACTTGGTCATCATGCACGCCGTTAGGAAAACGCAAAAGTTCAGCAACCAACGGGCCTGTCCAAACAGCGTCCTCTGGTACAAAAACTCTGCCCTGTTGCATTCTACCCTGTATTGCCCTAGCTCTTGCTTCTTTGTCACGCCTACCTACTTTTAAATCCTTAAAATATGCAGAATGTAATCTACGTTCTGACACACGCTTTTCTAGAAAAGGACCAATAGCCATTTCTATATGACCTTTTTCTATACCAATAATGCCCGGTCTCCATTGTTCGTAGAAATCTAATATTTTTTCTACTAATTCAAAACCGTCATACTTACCCCTAATGAGATCAACAACAAACATATTATCATATTCATCTATGCCAACGGTCATACCTACAGAATAGTCGTTCCTGTCTCTCTGCCCGATCGCTAAATCCCACGCGGTATAATAACGAAGTCTATCATAATCTATATCAGAGGGTTCATAATATTGAATCATGTCACGAGTAAAATAGTCCCCGTCATCTGACACGGGGTTTTGTTGGTATAACGCAGTCCAATCTCTAGGCCCTATAGCTTTTTGTATTTGCTCAAGAGAATCTGTGTTATAACGTTCTGGGTGTAGAGGTTCTCCTTGTTTTCTAAACTCTTCGTCTTCTTCTGCTATGGCTGGGTACTTAACTACCTCCCACTCATCTGCGCCACTTTCTGTTGCTTGTAATAATCTGCCTGCTAAATCGTCATCGTGCCATCTAGTAAGAATGACTAGTATACCCCCACCGGGGGAAAGCCTTGTATAAGCAGTAGAGGTATACCAGTCCCACGTGGCTTCTCTATTGTTTTCTGATTCTGCATCTTCCCTGTTTTTTATTGGATCATCGATTAATAGTACGTGCGCACCTTTACCTGTGATACCACCACCAACACCAGCTGCTACATAACCACCACCCCGTGTTGTTTGCCAAGATTCTACAGATTGAGAGTCTTTGTCTAGCTTTGTTTCTTCAAAGATATTTTTATAGCTGGGTTCTCTTAATACTTGTCGTACTTTTCTAGAAAAGCTCATCGCCAAAGAGCCTGAGTACGAACAACTTATAAACTCATGTCCCGGGTTACGCCCTAAGTGCCAAGCAGGAAAGGCGACACTCGCTAAAGTACTTTTTCCATGTCTAGGGGGCATGAAAAGCATCAATCTGGGGGATTTTTGATCAGCAACGTCTTGGCTAAACTTCTCTAGCCTTTTACAGACGTCTTTGTGCACCCAACCTGCTTGGTAATCAGGATTAAACTTCTCTACAAAAGGAATCATACGCTTTCGTGACAAAATACGCATGGCCAGTTCTTGTTCTGCACGTATTTTGCTTTTATCGACTGTTTTTTGCTGTTTTTTAGGTTCTGGAAGCTGATCTGCTTCATCTGCAGCGCAATATACGCACAGTCCCTTAGGTAACACGAGGTTATCTGCTAAAAGTTTCTTGCACTTATAGCATTCTATCTTTGTTGTGTCTGTCACTTACTTCTTTTTCTTTTTCATCGTCTTTTTCTTAGTCTTTTTGACTTTTTTTGACGACTTTTTATACATGCCTGTACCGTATGCCATATTTACTCCTTTTCCCAAGGGAACGCTATGCGCTTTCCTTGTCTTCTTTCTTCAACCATGTGGCTAGACACGTAGGCAAAGAACCCCGCACCTATACAAATGATTATTCCTATAAAACTTTCTAAAAATTCAGGTACTCCTGCAATATTTTCTAACATTTCCATCTTCTCCTAGCTTGTCTTAGCCTTGAATTTGGGTTTTTTGCCGCTTTTGGAAACTTTTTCATCTGTCCTGCACTTCTAGCGCAATAAGATTTACGTCTTTTAGCTGCTTTTGACCCTTTTTTGACCTTTCCTGTAACTGCTCCCTTTAGTTTTGACCCCGGATTCTTTCTTCTATAGGCTTTTATGCCTGCTCTAGTCATACCAGCGCCTTTTTTAGTTGGCCTAAAGTTCTTTTTGTTCCTTTTAGGCATCTTATCTCTTTTTCTTGGCACGAGTCCTCCTTCTTTTTACTGCAGGCTTCCTTTTCCTGACTATAGTTTTTACGTTGCGTGGTTTACCGCCCGGGTTCCCTGCTGCACGTTTCCTCCTGACTGCGCTTTTTCTCTGTGCCGCGGTCATAGATCGAGCTTTTGACCTTGGCACGCACTTTGGATATTTACGTTTGCCTTTCTTTTTAGCAGACTTTCTGCCACAAGGCTGATATTTGCCTTTTTTCTTTGGGGCGCCTATATCGACCCAATCCCCTTTTGGCCCTTTACCAAACCATGCGGTCAGGCCTCCAGTGGGTTTAGCCATTATCTATATCCGCCGCCACGTTTTTTGTAAGTTCTAACTAACCAACCATTGGCATATGCACTCGGGTAGACCTTAAACTTTCGTTTAGCTTCAGCTTTTACCCTTGCGTATAAGCTAGGATTAGTTGGGGTAGCTCCTTTTCTCTTGCTACGTTTCTTTTTAGTAGTTTTTCTTTTTGCTGGCATTTTTCTTTTTACCTCCTGTTTTTGGTATAAATGTATACTTATTCATTTTCTTAGCAAATTTTTTCATGTCTGGTTGGGGTGCATTTATTCCCATTATTTTTTTCCTTTTTTATACATGCTTTTTCCCATTTTTTTCTTTTTAGGTTTTTTACCTGACATTTTCTTTTGGGGTTGGTTTATACAATGCATTATTTATTCCTCCTATTCATTTCCGCATCGTACAGATTTAATGTCTGTACCTGAGGGGATACGTTCGCGGCTTTTGCTAAAAGTTTACTTGAAGTAGTTTTAATTCTAGTTGCTACATTTTTAAAAGTTGTAGTCTTCATCCCACCCTCAGTCATTTCTTTTTTGTTTTTACTGTGTGTGCTCATTACTTTCTCCTTTTTACGCCTCTACCTTTTAAGATATCAGCAAATGTTACTTTTCCGTCTCCAGTTAAATCAGGAAATTTTTTTCCTTTTTTCATTTTACGTTTTTTCTTTCTGGCTTTCGCCTGTTGATGATACTTACTTGTCATCTTTACCTCCTTTAGGTTCTAAATAGCTCATGTCGATCCCTGCTAGTTTTAAAAGCTCGGCATCGGGCAACCGTTCTAGTTGCTGAATCTTGTCTACATTAATATTAACTTGGGTTGCCTGTTCAGGAGCGAATAATCCATGGAGTTTACAAAGAGAGTCAACCACGTTCTTTTCTTCTGTGGCGGTGGCCGATTTTCGGTGCGCCTCAAGATACATGGTGGTGGCCGTGTTTTTATCAAACTTGATTTCTTCCCTCATCTCTTCTCGAAGGTATTCAATAGCTTTTTGTATCTTTGGTTTTTTAAATACATCGTACACGTGATCTAGATTCCTGTAGCCAGACGCACGACCCGCAGCTGCTTTGCTCATGCCTCTTATATAAAACAAAATTAATCTTTCTTCTTGGACAGAAAGCTCTGATAGCTTTACTCCTGCGTAAGGAAAATGTGATTGAAGTTCCAATCTATCTTCGTCTGTTACTTCAATTGTGTCTTGTGCAACTAAACTCATATGCTAAAAATACCACACATGTGGATAACTTGTAAATTTTTTATGGAAAAATATTTTCTGAATCGCTCTCGTATTCCCCACCTCCCTTGTGCACGACCCCTATCCCTCCCTTTTTGCTTTTACAAACTACTTTTCGGTTTTTGACGACTGGAACCTTGTTTCGCTTTTTTAGTTCGTTACCCCTAAAAGGGGTTTCCATATAGTTTTGTGAAGTGGGTATTGGGTAATATTCACTCTTAACTAGTAACTATAAGGAGTAAATAATATGGCTACTAAATCTAATGTGTTTGAAGTGGACACAATAAAACCACAGAAGGGTAACGAACTGGGCATTACT